AAATGAACTAATATTTTTTTATCCACTTCCCATGATTCTGCTGGGTGTGGTTCCGTCCATTCTGATACGATGTCTAAACCAAAATCTTTTTTTAGCTGTAAATAAAATCCTTCTTTGGTCCATTGTTCACTTTCCCATCCATCATCCCAAAGAATGGCTCCATGAATAGGATAATCAGGTTGGCCATCAACTGCGTATATTCTTATTTTCATTCCATCTCTTGATTTATAAAACTTGCCAACTTCAATTTCCATGATTTTCTCCTAATTTAATGTTTCTTCTCTAATAATTACCTTTCCAAGCATATCCACAACCATCTCTGCAAATTCTTCTTCTGTGCCGGGGTATTCTTTTTTAAATACAATCTTGAGCATTGAAACTAAAATAACTGTCTGATCGAAACAATCAAAGTCTGACAATATGTCATCAATAGCGTTAAATTCTTCGGACAAGTCTCTCATTTGAGTATCTTTTGAATCATCTCATCCACCTCACTTAAGAACCCAATCACCGCTACTTTGAGTTGAGCCATGATTTCCTCATCTCTATTCACTCTAATAATAAATAATTGTTTGTGTTCAGGCATACGAGGATCGAAAGATATAAAATCCACCCATTTGCGACCAGTGACCAACATCTGTCCATGTACCTGCCAATAATAATCCTCTGGGAGTTTGTTATCTAAAAGATACTTAACATGAGTTGTTGATTTAGGGCATTTGATCTCAATTAACCCATCATCACCAACCAAGCCATCAGGGGAGCATCCAAACCATTTTATATCTGGGTGTTTCCAAAAGCCTGTCTTTTCTACAAAGGATTCTGTGCGAGCCTCATAAGCCATCCTAGCGAATGGTTCCTGTTCTATTCCCCATTCCATGTACTGATTGGAGTAAGAGTCTTGTATGGCATTGGTGATCTGCTCAGTTGCAACTCTGATTTTGTAATCTAACCTAGTCTTAGCTTCACCAGTCTTAACTTTAGCCATTACTGCATCAAGATTTGATGCTGATACATGACCAAGACGAGCCATTTTCCATTCTTCTGTACCTTGTTCAAGGTGTATTGCGTCTTGTACTATCATAACCAACTCCTTTTATAAATTATTCTATTCCATTATCTTCAAGTATTTTGGCATAATGGTCTGTTAAACGGTCAATGTTTTCTTCCAACTCATTAATTTCATTAATTAAATCGCCAATTAAATGATAGGCATCCATAGCTATTGACTCGCAGTTATCACCATCTTTTAAAGCATATAAAGCATTTCTTATTCTGTCCGCTTCTTTTTTCATAACCAACTCCTATCTAAAACATATTTTCTTTTGCCATATTCAATCATATCTATTTGCCTAATTTTTCTCGGCAGTTTTTTAGCGAAATACCTAGCACGACCAAGATAAGGCGTGGTAATAAAGTTACTATGTGAAGTACCAAACTCATCTTTTCTGACAATCCACCTATTTACTAAAACCGAATACAGTTTTTTAGGTCTGATCATAATTTAGCCTTACCAAATAACACCCAAGTAATAGGTGCGACAATCAGTCTTAAAAATCTACCAAATACTGATGAGTTTTCAGATTTAATTAAAATTACTGATTCTTTAGTCATCATTTATTCCTTTGGTGGCTCTGGTAAAGCCATCCAGTGAGTAACACCTTCAATCTCTAAAGCAAATGGCAATTCAAGATTCTCTGGCGCAACAAAAATAAATTTAGGTTGTTGTTTAGGGTGTTTTTCATATAACGCTATAAATCTATTAGTACCATCCCATACTAAAACCCATTTTCTGGGTATCCACCTAAATTCAGCCCTACCTAATTCAGGTAACTTATCCTTTACATCAATCCATTCACTCATCTTTAACATCCTTGAAAAATTTAATTTTGGGATTAGTCTTTTCGTATAAAGAATTAATTTCCTGCCAAGAAAATTTATATTGTGTGCTTAATTCATCAAGCAAAATAGATAAATTCCACCAATCGTATACATTAATTAAAGGAACATTAATCTCATCTGGATAGGGTTCATCATCCCCATAAATATATATTCTTCCGCCAACCCAATTAATACCATTTTTTTCAATCCATTCTCCGTGACTGGGGCCTAAACAATTTGTAGAGTATGTGTACATCATTCTTCCCATTCCCCTACAATGTCACCAACTGACTCTGGATATAAAGAACTCTTACCTTCAGCAGTTGGCCAAAATGTAATAACCCATTCTCCACAAGAGTTTAGTATAGCCCCATGAATTTGATTATTTGGTGAAACATCAGTGGCATATATTCTTACTTTATAACCATCTCTGGTTTTATAGAATTTACCAACTTCGATTTTTAATTCTTTCTCCATGATTATTCTTCCTCTGCTGGTTTAGCGAACTTCCATGCCATATCGTCTTCAAAGCTTGGAAATACGCTTGTATTTGACCAACTTGTTAAGCCTGATGGCCAAGTATAAACAGCACCATTTTCGAATTTTGAAAAATGTCTTTTAGCCCATATTTGACCATCATCGCTAACCAATATTTTTTTATCGACTTCCCAACTCTCTGCTGGGTGTGGTTCCGTCCATTCAGAAACGATATCAAAATCATGTTCTTCAAGTTCTAAAAATTTACCTTTTGCAACCCAACTCTCAGAAACCCAACAATCACTTTTAAAAAAAGCACCATGAACATTTCTGTACCAGTCTTTTTCAGCGTGAATAGCATAAATTTGTACTTTATAACCGCATCTAGTTTTGTAGTATTTACCAACTTCAATTTCCATGATTTTCTCCTTTAAAATGGGGCTGGATCATCAATTTCAGGTTTAACAAATTGTTGCTTAATAGAAAGATCATCTAATACTTTTTGCCCTGAACCATCTCCTCTTTGCTTGAGAGACATTTTAAGCCAATAATCCTCAGGATTTTGTCCTTGTTCTTCCGCTTCAATGCTTATATCTTTAAATTTACCCATGATTTTCTCCTTTAGGCTTAAACCATTTACCTTTTTCACCACAAGCACTTTTGAAAAAAGATGTTTCATATCTTAAATCCAACGGTATATTTAAGAACAATACATCTCCAGTAACAGGGCTTCTTTTTAAGTTTTTTTCGTGATAACACATTAGTTCTTTAAAATAAAAACAATCTTTACATATTTTCATAACTACCTCTTTTATGATAATTCTTTCTTGCGTTCATCCTTTGCTTTCTCAAGCTGAGTCAATGCGTCTTTATTGCCATTACATTTCTTGACTGAATCTACATAGATTTTTTTGAGTGCGTCCATGCTTTCTGCCGCTAATATCGCCTCAATCAATGGCACAACATCGATCTGTTCTGGCTCTACATCAGGCAAATCCTCGCCCTTGTAGATATAAAGACCAATACCATGTAATGCGATAGCCTTGGCAAGGCATCTCTGCATGGCTGTATTGATGTCCATAGAATTGAATATGGTTTTAGGTTTGTTCTGGTAATCAAGAATAGGGAGCTGTGCTGTCATAGGTTTACCAAATGCTGTAACAGTACAAAAGACCATGGCTGTGCCATCAGGGAATACACAATAAGGTTGTGAATCATTATTAACTGTGAACCAGCGATAATCCCATGTTGCTAATGGGTCATGTTGGAGTAAAGTATCAACTGCTGAGGCCCAAGAGAGATAATTAAACTTACCTTTCTTCTCGACTTGGTCATTGACATTTAATTCACGCATTTTTTTAAATTGATGTTCCATGATTTTCTCCTGTGCTATAAAATGAACTACGAATTTATAATATATTATAAGGCAAAGATTAATGCAAGTAAAATTTACATTACCCCTCGCACCTACTGTAAATCATTATATGTTACGCCAAGGCAACCTATATTTTCCCAGCAAAGAATATAAGATTTTTCAGCAAGAGGTTAAGTATCGAACTATAAGACTTGATAAATTTGGTAGTTTGCCTTTAGAGATATATATAGGAATTCACTTTAAAGATAATCGTAGGCAAGATATATCTAATCGAATTAAATGTACTGAGGATGCGTTAGTTAAAGCTGGCTTATTTGATGATGATAGGCAAGTGATTAAATTAAGGGTGGAAAGACTAGAGAATTCTAACCCTCCCTATATGGAAGTTGAAATTAAAAGTTTAGATTGAACTTCGAGTAAAAATATATTATATTTGTGTCAAATCCTCGGCAAGGATTATGAATAATTAAGTATGGCTTCACATGAATTTCTAGCGGGTTTACTTAATTTCCCGTCTTGCCGGACACATTAGTGTTAGGAATTCAGGTGAAGCCATTTTTTTTGGAGAATTGAAATGGAAAAAAAAGACTTATCTTTTATCTGTGAAGTTAAAGAAATATTAAAAACAGAGGCTTTCTTGAACCACAATGGCGATTTTATAATAAAACAAGAAAATATCGTTTCTGGCATTACAAACCAAGTAACTATTAGTAGAAAAAATATAGATAAAGTATTAAACGAAATATTTTCTTTAAAAAAATTAAGAAAATTAGAGGGCTAAAATGGACTACGCCAAAATCTCTAGTAAATTTTGGTCGGGTTCAACAGGTAGAGCTATTCGTGGCGACACAAACGCACAAATTGTAGCCTTGTATCTTTTAACCAGTCCTCACGCAAACGGAATAGGCGTTTTTCATTGTCCACCGCTTTATATTTCATACGAAACAGGAATACCCTTGGAAGGGGCTTTGAAGGGTCTTGAAAGGCTCTCCGAAGTGGGTTTCCTTACCCTTGATAAGGGTAGTGAATGGGTATGGATTCACGAGATGTTGAGTTACCAGATGGGAGATGATCTAAAACCCAATGATAATCGTATTAAGCATATTATAAAACTTTATCACAACATCCCTGAAAGCCTTATAAAGTCTAGCTTTTACGAAAAATACAAAGAAAAATATCTGTTAAATTTAGAAGCCCCTTTGAAGCCCCTTATAAGCCCCTTCGAAGCCAATAACAATAACAATAGCAATAACAATAACAATAAAAAAGAAAAAAATATAAAAAAAGAAAATCCTGACTTTGATGCTTTTTGGAAAGCGTATCCAAGAAAGACAGCTAAGAAAAATGCAGAGCAAGCATGGAAGAAAATTACAACTCCGATAGAAACAATTTTAAACGCCATAGAGAGACAAAAGAAAACACAACAGTGGATTAAAGACAATGGAGCCTTTATTCCACATCCAGCTACTTGGTTAAACCAAGAGAGATGGAATGACCAACTAGAATTTAAACAGGAGAATAACCTTGGCAAATATGTCTAATCTACTCATCTCTGGTAATCAAATCGATGCTTGGCAACAACAAGTTACCACTGATGACCTATCACAAGTTACACCAGCTAGTTACTTTGAGGATCAAGTAAACGAGTATTTCGATCAAGGTGGAGCATTGCAAGGATTAGAACTTCCTTGGAGTAAAACCCATGACCTATTCAGGATCAGAAAGTCAGAGGTTACTCTTTGGCATGGATTTAACGGTAGTGGAAAATCATCCGTTCTTGGATTCGTTACCCTTAGCCAACTGCTTTTAGGTCAAAAAATAGTCATCATGTCTATGGAAATGAAACCTGAACAAACCTTAGCAAGAATGATAAGACAAGCGTATGGGGTAAAAACGCCTTCTAAACGGGTTGTGAGCGATTTTCTCAGGTGGTGTGATGATAGACTATGGATTTACGATCAAATCGGTTCTGTGCCTCCTCAACGCGTTTTAGGGCTATTGGGATTTTCCTCTGATATTTTGAAAGCAGATCAGGTGGTTGTGGACAGTCTAATGAAGTGTGGAGTTAATGTTGATGACAATGAGCAACAAAACCGATTCTCAAACTATCTCTGCTCTGCGGCTAAGAAATACAAATTACACATTCACCTAGTCCACCATGATAGAAAAACTGACAATGAGGATCAGATGCCTAACAAGATGTCTGCTCGTGGTTCCTCTACAGTTGCCGATCAAGTGGATAACATTATTGGAGTATGGAGAAACAAACCTAAAGAAAGACAGATTGCTGATGGTATGAATAGTAATGAGCCTGATTACATTCTGATTTGTGATAAACAGCGTAATGGCGAATGGGAAGGGAAAATCGCCTTATGGACAGATAAAGACTCTCTTTATTTTAAAGAGTCTGAATATCATCGAATTATCCCAATAAATATTTGACGAAAATATCTTATAAGGAATAGGATAAATGAACAATGAAAAATCTTATATTGAAAGGCAATCTGTTAGGAATATTGGGGAAGACTTATTTGAGCAATATTGTCGTGAGAAAGACTATTGGTTTCAGAGAATTGGA